TTTACATATGCAGGATTAAGACAGGTGATTGACAAATACTTGGTGCAAGATAGAAGCACAGGTGCAGTATTTGAAACACCTCAATTTATGTATATGTTAATATCTGCTACAGTTTTTGCAAACTATCCAAAAGACAAAAGGATGAGTTATGTTAAAAAATATTATGACGCTACTTCACAATTTAAAATCAACATTCCTACCCCGGTTATGGCAGGTGTCAGGACACCTATTAGGCAGTATGCTAGTTGCGTGTTGGTTGATGTTGATGATACTTTACCTAGTATTTTCTCTAGTGATATGGCTATTGGTAATTATGTTGCACAAAGGGCTGGCATTGGTATTAATGCCGGCAGAATCCGTGGAATCAATTCCAGAATTAGAGGCGGTGAGGTCCAGCACACAGGAGTTATACCATTCCTCAAAAAGTTTGAATCAACAGTTAAGTGTTGTACTCAAAACGGCGTTAGAGGAGGGAGTGCAACGGTTCATTTCCCTATTTGGCACAAAGAAATAGAAGACATTATTGTTTTAAAGAACAATAAAGGTACAGAGGATAATAGAGTAAGAAAATTAGATTACTCTATACAATTGTCAAAAATATTTTATGAGAGGTTTATTAATGACGAAGACATCACCTTGTTCTCGCCCCATGAAGTGCCTGAATTGTATGAGGCGTGGGGTAGTAAAGAGTTTGACGAGTTATACGAAACAGCGGAAAGAAAAACTTCCGTCTGGAAAAAGAAAGTCGGCGCTCAAGAGTTAATTTTTGACATGTTAAAAGAACGAGCGGAAACAGGTCGGATTTACTTAATGAACATAGACCATTGTAACTCTCATTCATCATTCAAGGACCGTGTTTATATGTCAAACCTGTGTCAGGAAATAACACTTCCTACAGACCCTATAAGTCATATAGATGGTAAAGGTGAGATTGCATTGTGTATTTTAAGTGCTATTAATGTTGGTAAAATTAACTACACGGAAGATTTAGAACCTTTGTGTGATTTAGCAGTAAGAGCTCTTGATGAGATTATAGATTTACAACAATATCCTGTAAAGGCGGCTGAAGTATCAACTAAAGCAAGAAGGTCTTTAGGTGTTGGTTATATAGGACTAGCACACTATCTAGCAAAACTAAAAGTTAATTATGCAGATAAACAAGCATGGAAAGAAGTTGATGAATTAACAGAGGCATTTCAGTATTATCTATTAAAATCCTCAAATGAACTTGCAAAAGAAAAAGGCAAGTGTGAGTATTATAATAGGACAAAATATTCAGATGGTATCTTACCAATTGATACCTATAAAAAAGAGGTAGATGAGATTGTGAATCGTAAACTATCTATGAAATGGGATAAATTGAGAAAAGATATTAAAGAACATGGGCTACGACATAGCACACTCTCAGCCCAAATGCCATCTGAATCCTCTAGTGTGGTCTCAAATGCAACAAACGGCATTGAGCCACCTAGAGATTATTTAAGTATTAAGAAAAGTAAAAAAGGTACTTTAAAACAAGTTGTACCTCAATATGCGACATTAAAAAACAATTATACTCTATTATGGGACATGCCATCAAATGAAGGATATATAAATATCGTTGCAGTAATGCAAAAGTATTTTGACCAGGCTATCTCTGGTAATTGGTCTTATAATCCTGAACACTTTGAAGATAATCAAGTACCCATTAGTAAAATGGCCGAAGACTTATTATCTACATACAAGTATGGTTGGAAGACTTCTTATTATCAGAATACATACGATAGTAAAAAAGATATTGATGAACCATCTCATCCAGTAGGTTGGACAGATAATGTTGAAGAAACAGAACCGGCAACTTTACAGACCGAAGAGGAATGTGAAAGTTGTACAATTTAGGAGGAACTTATGGCTTTTTTATGTGTGAATACACCACATATAGATGTTTATGTCAAGAAAGAATACCTTTATGATAATGAAAAAGGACATGGTGAATTAGTTGAGGGTGTTTGGGTAACGGCAAAATCTATACAAGGTAGAGCGTTATATTTTGAAACTTATATACCAGAGTATGGTGCTTTGTATGACAAATTACCTATTAGTGCATTTGTATGGAAGAAAGATATAAAAGAAAGTGTGCCTTTAACAGAGCTACAATTATGGGATTGTTTTAGTTATGATATTACGATTGTTGAAAAAACAATGCTTAGCGGTAATCAATGTAAATACTTATCGCCACAAAAGAAATGGTATAATGGTTGGTATATGTTTACAATAGATAATGCTAATGCAACAAATTTAGAAAGAAATGTTACTTACAGCGAAACGCCAAGTCAACATAAATCTTTCAATATTCTAAAGTTAGAGAACGGCCATTTTGCGGCTCAACCTAACAATAGAGTTATCTTTTACGATAAGTCATATACTCCTAGCAAGTTGAAGTTTCCAGACTTCAAAGTGTCCACGAAGGAGTATAGCGTAGAAGGCGAGCAAAAGTGGACAGCAGGAGATGACGATAACTTTTTTTATGAATTAAGGGAGATGAGTAAGTAGAATGGCAAGAAGTGTATTTAACAAAGATAAAAACCTAGATGTAATGAAGCAACCAATGTTTTTTGGTGAAGATTTACAAGTACAACAATATAGTGATATGAAATATCCTATATTTGATAAACTTAACCAACAACAGTTAGGTTATTTCTGGAGACCTGAAGAGGTTTCTTTACAAAAAGATAGAAACGATTATCAAGAACTATCTGAACAACAAAAATTTATATTTACATCTAATTTGAAATATCAAACCATGTTAGATAGTGTACAAGGTAGAGGTCCATGTTTGGCATTTTTACCTTTTGTTTCTAATCCTGAATTAGAAGGCTGTATTGTAACATGGGACTTTATGGAAACAATTCATAGTAGAAGTTATACATATATAATTAAAAATTTATATTCTAATCCTAATGAAATCTTTGATACTATAATTAAAGATGAGAAGATTGAAAAGAGAAGTCAATCAGTAACAAAAACTTATGATGATTTAATTGAAATGGGTTATAGATGGCATTTAGATAAAGATAAAATTGATTTATACGAACTTAAAAAGAAAATGTACCTTGCAATGGTAACTGTAAACATACTAGAGGGTTTAAGATTTTATGTATCTTTTGCTTGTAGTTTTGCATTTGGTGAACTAAAACTTTTAGAAGGTTCTGCTAAGATTATATCTTTTATTGCAAGAGATGAAAGTCAACATCTTGCAATGTCGCAAACTATAATTAATAATTGGCATGATAGAAATGATGATAAAGACATGTTAAAGATTAGAAAAGAATGTGAAAAAGAAGTTTATAAAATGTATGATGAAGCATTAGCAGAGGAGAAAAGGTGGGCAACTTATCTATTTTCAAAAGGCAGTATGATTGGTTTATCAGAAAAACTGTTACACCAATTTGTAGAATACATGGCGAACAGGCGTATGAAAGGAATAGGCCTAGAACCAAAGTACGAACAAAAAACAAATCCACTTCCTTGGGTAGACCATTGGCTAAACAGCAAGTCAACACAAAACGCACCACAGGAAACAGAAATTGAGTCTTATGTTATTGGTGGTATTAAACAAGATGTTAAAAAAGACCAGTTTAAGAAATTCAAATTATAATGGTTAAAGAAAAACGCCAGAAATCATGTTCTTCCTGCGAAACTAAATATACCATAGCATGGGATATTGAAGAGCAGGACTTGGAACCTCTTACATGTCCTTTTTGTGGATTTGAAGTAGAAGAAGTACAAGAGGAAGAAAATGAACATGAATATGAAAGCGAAGACGATAATTGGGATTGATTATAGTTTAACGAGTCCAGCAGTTTGTATTACAGATGATTTAAAATTTGAAAATAGTTACTTTTACTATTTGACTAATAGAAAAAAGTACATAGGTAAGATGATGAAAAACATTGAAGGTTTTGAACATGAAGAATATAATGATAATATTAAAAGATTTAAAAATATTTCAAACTTTGTCTTTCATGTTCTTGGAAGACATATCTCACCAAAAATAGGATTTAGAAGTATCAATAAAATTTTTATTGAGGGTTATTCTT